GTATTTGAAAATGCTAACTTAGCTATTGATGGTTCTGACGATTCAGTAGGTGGAGTATTTCACCCTGCGTCTATCGGACTAGCTATGAAAGAAGATTTCAAAGTTGAAACTCAGCGTGACGCTAGCTTGCGTGCTACAGAAATTGTAGCCAGCATAGTTTACGGAAAAGCTGTAGTAAAAGAATCTTTCGGTGTAGCAATCACAACAGATGCGGCATTTTAATTAATGCTATTTTGGTGGGGGAGTAAAATCCCTCACCAACTACAATGAAACAGATAGACAGTCCAAAGACAGTTTTACATTTAAAGACTAGGGATTATGTTTATCGCTATGTGTTAGTAGATAGATTTAAACATTCATCAAAAGCACATTACGGATTTGACAAAGAACTAGGAATGACTGAAGCAGAAATATTTGCTAAGGTAACTCCAAGAAAAATAAGAAGAAAATATATTATAAAGGATTAACAAATGGCAAACTTTTCAACTGACGCAGATTTACAAGTATATCAACCTGACATTCTAGGATTCGGCATAGCATCATTTACATCACCAACAGATTATCACGCATTTGCAAGAGCAGATATTGAAAGAGATTTAAGAATTAAATGGTATCCAGTTTATGTTAAACAAACTTATAGAGACATTACATTATTAAACACAATGGAAATGAACGGAACATTATTAACTGATAGCCAATTTAAAAGATTATCAGTTTATAAAGTAATTAGTTCTTATGCTTGTCCACAACTTACTAAATTCAATTCAAATGATAACCCAGATAGATTTCAAGTAATGATGAAACACTATCTACAAATGTATGCAGATGAATTTGATTCTATTTTAAAAGATGGTGTTGAGTATGATGCTGATGATTCTAATACAATAAAAGATGCTGAAAAAGCACCTTATCATAGACTTCAACTTATCAGATGAAAATAACTGTTGAAGATAATTCCTTACAAGTTGCAAAGAACTTTGAAAGACAAGTAAGAGAACAACCACAAATAGTTAAGACTGCTTTAGGAAGAACTGCTGAGTTTTTAATGTTCTTAATTAAACAAAGAACTGCAAAGGGACAAAGTGCAGATGGTAACGCATTTCCCAAATATACTGCTGAATATGCTTTCCTTAGAAAAAAAGCTGGGAGACAAACAACATTCCCTGATTTAAACTTCTCAGGTCAAATGCTTTCAAATATTACACAAAAGTCTAATCCAAGTTATGCTATTATTTACTTTGCAAACAAATTCCAAAATACAAAAGCATTAGGCAATCAAACTAAACGTAAATTCTTTGCAATAGGTCAAAGAGAACAACAACCTATTATGAATGTATTTATGAAAGAATATAACAAACTATCTAAAATATGAGCAAACGAGAAGATATAGCATCTAATATAGTTACAGCAATTTCAACTGGGTCATCTCCAATAACTATTAAAAAAGTTACTAGAGAACCTTTTAATGTTGATGAATTATCTGAACAACAATATCCAGCTTGTTTCGTGCAATCAGGAAATGAAATTAGATCAGATCAAACAATAAGTTTTACAAGTGCTTTAAGAGAAGCAACAGCAGATTTCGTAATTGTTGGATATGTAAAAGGAACAACATCTAATATTGACACAAAACGTAATGAGTTAATCACTACGATTGAAACAAGAATAAATTCTGATAGAACAAGAGGTGGGTACGCAAAACAAACTCAGGTGGTAGAAGTTTCTACTGATGAAGGAGTTTTGTTCCCAATAGGTGGTATCAGAATGGTGGTGCGAGTTATGTATCAATACACATCTGGCACACCTTAATATAAACAAATAGGAGAACAAAAAATGGCAACACACACAGGGTCAGAAGGACTGATAAAAATTGGTGCTAATACTTTAGGAGAACTTAGAAGTTATTCTTTAGAAACAACTGGAGATACTATTGAAGATACTTCAATGGGAGATTCTACAAGAAGTTATAAAACAGGTTTAACTTCATGGACAGGAACTGCATCTTTATACATGGATGAAATGGACACAGCACAAATATCTTTAACAGTAGGTTCTGAAATTACAGTATCTTTTTATTTTGAAGGTGCTACAGCAGGAGATAAGTATTACACAGGAACAGCTATTGTAACTGGTAAATCTGTATCTGCTTCTTTTGATGGACTAGTTGAATCTGAAATTTCTTTTCAAGGAACTGGAACATTATCATTATCAACAGCAAGTTAATTAATTAAATAGAGGAAGAAAAATGAACGTAATAGATAGAGTGAAGGCACAGTTTGAATCTTTAGGCATAAAAAAGATTGAGGTAGCTGAGTGGGGCGAGGAAGGCAAACCTTTAATAATATACTGCTCACCATTTACATTAGGAGAAAAAAGAAACCTATTTAAAGGTGCTAAGAATGATGATCTTGGAGTATTAGTAGATGCAATCGTTTTAAAAGCAAAAGACTCAGAAGGAAATAAAATATTTAAGCTAGATGACAAGCTAACATTATTGAATAATGCTGATGCAAATGTTATAGCTAGAGTATCAACAGAAATGTTGAATGGTGTTTCTTACGAGGAAGCTGAAAAAAAGTAAGATTTGATTCGGAGTTATATTCTATACTTGCTCTGGGTCATGAATTAAAAAAAAGTATGGAAGAAGTTCTCTTGATGACTCAAGATGAATTTTATTATTGGATAGCTTACTTTAAAGTGAAGGCAGATAAAGAGAAACTACATGGCAGATCAGCAACTAAATATAAAACTTAATGTCATAGACAATGCTTCAAAAGCTTTTACTGATGTTAAGAATAATATTTTTAACCTTAAAAATGCTTTAATAGGTTTAGGTGCTGGTGCAACAATACGAGGTATTCTAAAAGCAGGTTCAGAAGCTGAAAAATTAAGAAGTCAATTTTTACAATTAGCACCATCTATTAATGAAGGTAAAAAAGCATTTGAAGAATTACAAAAATTCATATCCAATTCACCATTACCATCAGATCAAATTGAACAATCTGCAAGTGCTATATTTGCTTTAACAAAAAATAGTGATAAATTAATTGATTCATTAACAGCTATTCAAAATGCTTCAATAGCTTTAAATATTCCATTAGAAACAGTAGCTAGAGAATTTAATAATTTATCTATTAATGGAATAGAAGGAACTAGAGAATTAAAAAGACGTGGGCTAGAAAACATCTTAGGATTTACTGATGGAATTAAAAGAGATTCAAAAACAGCAGTAGCAGAATTTTTAAAAGTATTTGGTACTAATGGACAATTCGGTTTAGCTAGTAATGCTTTTGCAAATACATTTGAAGGTGCGACAAACAGATTCTTTAATGCTATCAAAGATATTAAACAAGCAATAGCACAAGCTGGATTATTAGATTTTTTTACTAATTTAACAAATGCAATAACAGACATTATAAAAGAAAACCCAGAACAACTTAAAAGATTTGTTAATGATTTCGCAAAAAGTACTATTCAAATAGTACAACAATTTTTAGGATTTGCAGATACTATTATAGCTTTAATTAAACCAATATTTGAATTTACTGTTCAAGCTTTTAAAGATTTATATTCGTTCTTACAATTATTTCCTAAAGAAGTTCAAGAAATAGGAATTATAGGATTTTTATTATTAGGCAAAAAAGGTCAGATAGCTGTACTTGCTTTAGGTGCTACTTATGGAAAAATTAAAAGTTTATTACAAGATGCTGGACTTATTGCAAAAGAAAACGAGCAAACTGTTGCAAATCAAAACGAAGGTTTATTTAACCAATTTAGAATTAACGAAAGAATATTAGAAAAAGAACAAGAGAGACTTTTAAATCAAAGCAAATATGAACAAGCATTAGAGAGAATTAAAGGTCAAGTAGAAGTTCAATTAAGTTTATTTGAAAAAATTAAACAATTATTAGAGTCTTTAAACAAAGATGCTTTAGAAAAAACTAAAGATATATCACAAACTATTGCTGAAGAAATTAACAAAGGAATAACAGGATTAGCAGAAGGTTTAGCAAAATCAATTATTTTAGGAGAGAAATTACAAAATGTATTTAGATCATTCTTACAAAACGTATTGGTTAAAATATTATCAACAGTTATTGAAACTATTGCAAGAAGATCATTAGAGGTAATTTTATCTCAAACAGGATTAGAAATTGAAAGACAAAAAATTGGTTATATACAACAGCAAAACTCAGCTTTATTATCTCAAATAGGTTATCAAACTGCTCTTAATGGATTACAAAGTTCTGGCGGCGGTGGTGGCGGTGGAAATAGTACATTAAATACTATTGGTCAGATAGCACAGATAGCCGCATTATTTTTTGCTGAAGGTGGTGGCATACAAGCTGGACAACCAGCAATAGTTGGTGAACGTGGTAGAGAATTATTTATTCCTTCTACAAGTGGAACAATAGTTCCTACACCAGATTTAAATGGAATGGGAACAGTAGTTAATGTAAATGTATCAGCAGTAGATGTAAGAGGAGTAGAACAATTATTTTTAAACAATAGAGCAGTAATTACAAATATTGTAAACCAAGCTTTAAATGCGAAAGGTAGATCAAATTTAGTATGAGTGGCACATTCCCATCAAGTCCAACAACAACAGCAGTATCAATAACATCACAACAAAATACTATTGTTTCAACAACTGTATCTGGTAGACGACAAGCAAGACAAATTGATGGACAAAGATTTAGATTAACTCTTAAATTTCCAGTTATGACTAGATCAGAATTTGCACCTATTCTCGCTTTCATAATGAAACAAAGATCACAATTAGAATCATTCCAATACACTCCTTCTACAATGGCTTCATCTAATGGAGTTGCTTCAGGAGTTATTAGAGTTAATGGTGCTATTAGTGCAGGAGTTACTTCAGTTGCAATAGATGGAATGGCAAATAGTACATCAGGAATATTTAAAGCTGGAGATTTTTTTAGATTTACAGGACAAAACAAAGTTTACATGATTGTTGCAGATGTATCTTCTAATGGTTCTGGTCAAGGCACTTTAACATTTGAACCGCCATTAAGAACTGGTGTTGCTGACAATGCAATACTTATTTATTCTAATGTAGATTTTACAGTTGGACTTACTAATGATATTCAAGAATTTAATGTCGGTACAGAAAACTATTTCAAATACGAAGTTGATCTTATAGAGGTATTGTAATGCCTAGATCATTAAGTGCATCAGTAATATCAGAACTTGCAACAAACAAAATTAACCCAATAGAATTAGTTTATATTGGAGTAAGCACAGGTTATTATTATACAGATCATTATAAAGACGTAGTATATAATTCAAATACATATACAGCTTCATCTTTATTTCTTGGCTTATCAGAAGTAACTGAAAGTTCAGAAGTTGCAGTTAATAGTTTAACACTAAAATTTACTGGTGCAGACCAAACTATTATTTCATTATTTCTTAATAATGACTATATGGATAAAGTTGTTAATGTTTATAGAGGTTTCTTAGATGATACTCAAACACTTATATCTGACCCATTTCTTTTATTTGAAGGAAGAATAGAAAATTTTAATATTGATGAAGATGAAACTAGTTCAAATGTTTTAATAAGTGTTGCTTCTCATTGGGCAGATTTTGATAAAGTTAAAACAAGAAAAACTAATAGTAATTCACAAAAACTATATTTTCCTAACGACAAAGGATTTGATTATGCAAGTCAATCAGTTAGAGAAATTAAATGGGGTAGAGCATGAACGATTTACACAGAATTATTTCTGTCTATCGCTACTTTGAAAAATATAACAAATATAAATATGCACAACTAATTGATATGATTTTACCATCTTTTAATCTTGGACAATACCAAATACATAGAGATAAAAACGAAGTTATAGGTTTTACTAACTGGGCTTTTCTTAATGATATTGTTGAACACAGATTTAAAGCAACTGGAATATTAAAAGCTAATCAATGGAATTGTGGAGACAATCTTTGGCATATTGAAACTCTTGCTAAGAGAAACCTTAAAGAAATAATGGGTTGGACTAAAAATCATTTTACAAGTCTTTATGGCTATGACAAACAAATTAAATGGCTAAGAGTTAAAGATAATAAAATAGTTAAACATCAAGTTAGATATACAAAACCTAGCTGGAATAATTTTGTGAGAATTTAATGGGTTCAATAGGAAATATATTTAGTAGTGCAACAAAAGCTATAAGTGGTGTTTTTAAAGGAGTTAGTAAAATAGTAAGTTCAGTTATTGGTTGGATAGTTCCAAAACCAATTCAACCTGCTGGATATGGTGGAAGTCAATACGAAGGTGCTAAGGGCATTTTATTAAATAAAGATTCTAATAATGCTTCCATACCTGTTGTTTATGGTCAAAGACAAGTTGGTATATCAAGAGTATTTATTGAAAGTTCAGGAACAGATAATAATTATCTTTATATTGGTGGAGTTCTTTGCGAAGGTGGTGGAAATGGAATTGAATCTATTGACTCAATTTATATTGATGACAAATTAGTAACTTGGTCTGGTTCATTAACAGATGGCACAGTAAGAACAGTAAATAGTTCAGACACAAATTATTATAAAGATGGTGCAAGTCTAATATCAGTTCAATCTTTTTATGGATTGGATAATCAATCTGTTTCTTCTTTATTAGATGAAAGTACAAACTGGGACTCTAATTATAAATTATCTGGTGTTGCTTATGTTGCTTTTAAATTTACTTGGAATCAAGACGCATTTAGTTCTTTGCCTGATGTTAAAGTAACATTAAAAGGTAAAAAGATTTATGACCCAAGATTAGATTCTACTAAAGGTGGAACAGGTTCTCATAGAGAAGATACTGCTTCTACTTGGACTTATTCAGATAACTCAGCATTAATTCTTTTAGACTATTTAAGAAATGCCAGATACGGAAAAGGTTTACCAAATTCTGCATTTGAAACTAATTACGATTCATTTAAAACTTCTGCAAATACATGCGAAACTCAAGTAACTCCTTATACAAGTGCAAGTAATATTGATTTATTTACAACAAATGGAGTTATAGATACATCTCAAAAAGTATTAGATAATGTAAAAGATTTATTAGCACCTATGAGAGCATTATTTACTTACACTCAAGGTAAATACAAAGTTATCGTAGAAGGAACTGGAAGTTCACAATTACTTTTAACTACCGACAATATTATTGGTGGTATTAAAATTTATGGAGAAAAGAAAAATAACAAATACAATAGAGTTATAGGAACATTTCCAAATCCTACAAAAAACTGGCAAGATGATACAATATCTTTTCCACCAGCAGATGATTCTTCATTACCAGTTGGAGATCAATATACAACATTATTAAATGAAGATAATGGAACACCACTAGAAGGATTATTTGAATTTAGAAATGTAACAAATCCTTATCAAGCAGAAGAACTTTGCGAAATTATTTTAAGACGTTCAAGAAATGCTTTAGGTGTTGAATTGACTTGCACTTCAGAAGCATTAAACTTATCTATTGGAGATATAGTAACTTTAACTTATTCAACTGGTGGATTTAGTGCAAAACCATTTAGAGTTATGGGTCTTGCGATTAACACAGATAGCACAGTTGATTTGCAATTATCAGAACATCAAGATTCTTTTTATAGCTGGGCTTCTAAAAATCAAGCACCAACAATAGCTGATACGACTTTACCAAATCCTAATTCTGTATCTGCACCAGCTTCAGTTACATTAAGCGATCAATTAATTCTTTATAGTGATGGAGTTGTTATTACAGCTTTAGATGTAACAATAGGTACTTCGCCAGATAGTTTTGTGGACTACTACCAAGTTGAATACAAACTAAGTACAGCTACTGATTATCTTATTCATGGACAAGGAAAAGGATTAAACCAAAGAATATTAAACGTAATAGATGGTTCAACGTATAACGTAAGAGTAAAAGCATTTAATACTTTAGGTGCTTCATCTACTTATACTTCTGCAACAAGAACTATTATTGGTGGAATAGCACCACCAGAAGATGTACAAGATTTCTCTTGTAACATTGTTGGAAGTGATGCTCACTTGGCTTGGACACAAATAGGTGATTTAGATTTAGCACATTACACAATTAGATATTCTCCATTAACATCAGGTGCTGATTGGAATGATTCAGTATCTTTAGTTGAAAAGGTTGCAAGACCAGCTACATCAATTACAGTTCCAGCAAGAACAGGAAGCTACTTAATTAAAGCAGTAGATAAAAATGGTAACTATTCTGCTAATGAAGCTATTATAGCAACTAATTTAAGTTCTATTGGAAACTTTAATTCAATTCTTACACAAACAGAATCTCCAACATTTGCAGGAACAACTTATAGAACAGTTGTTTTAGACAATACAATTAGATTAGATTCATCAGAATTGTTTGATTCAGGAACAGGAAGTTTTGATTCAGGAACTTCATTCTTTGATTCTGGTATTGGTACTTTTGACTTATATCCTTTAGGTTATTATTATTTTGCAAATCCTATTGATCTCGGTTCTGTTTATACTTCAAGAGTTACAGCTTTTATTTCGCAAACTGCTGATAACTTAGATGATTTGTTTGACGCAAAAACTGGAGACTTTGATGATGCAGGTTCTAACTTTGACGGAGATGCACCAGCTAACTGTAATGCACATTTAGAAATATCTTTATCTGACAATGGAACAACTTGGAGTACTTATAGAAACTTTGTAATTGGAGATTATACAGCAAGATATTATCGCTTTAGAGTTATGATGACTTCATCTGATTTATCTTCAACTCCTGTTGTATCAGCTTTATCAGTTACAATAGATATGGAAGATAGAATATTTAGTGGTAACGATATTGTTTCAGGAACAGGAACTTACTCAGTAACTTTCACTTATCCTTTTTATTCTTCAAGTTATGCAGTTGGAATTACAGCACAAGGGTTAAACACAGGAGATTACTTTACAATTTCAAGTAAAACTGTTAATGGTTTCAATGTAGCATTTAAAAATAGTGCAGGTTCAGGAGTTAGTAAAACTTTTGACTACTTAGCTAAAGGATATTAGATAGAATATGAGCCAACACGATTATAACATAGCAAATCAAGGATTCGCTTCCTTCAGATCAGATTTAAACAACGCACTATCAGCAATTCAAACAAATAATTCAGGAACATCTTTACCATCAGGTGCTGTCGCTGGACAAATCTGGTTAGACACAACTAATGCAACTT